GTCTCTTCATCAACCCACCCCCTTGACACATACTCAGCACACTCCTCAAGATAAGTATGCTTATGAGGATGTTGCATAACAAAAAATTTATTCTCATTTAATATAGATTCACTCAATCCAACAAAACTATCATTGAGTAGATGTAATTTAGTTGCATCTACATATACACTATCCTGTTGAAATGGACATAGTATCTTAGCATATCTAGAAGTTCTTACTGGATCATCTAAATCTGGAAGTAATCCTCCGACCCATGGATCTGGTGGATCTTGTACACCAAAGCAAACATACAATGGTCCTGCTGGCATATGAGTTGGAAGAGAAACATAATTATTAGTCAGACAAGTATAGATTATCATAGACCCATGAGTGATGGTTTGGTCTTTAGTATACTACAGATTTTATTGATAAAATTATCATCATCAACATTTTCATACATTGTATATGTTTCATTATATGCTTTCTGTCTAGTACTCTTATTCCAATCAATTTTCATTGGAACTCTATGTGCTCTCATCACAATTTGCTCTGCAATAGAACTTGTGATCTGATCTATTCTTTGACAATGATTTTTGTACCAGTTCCAGTACACTGTATTCCATTCCCTAACTCTCTGTGTATTCTGTCTCCATATTACACAGTTCAAAGATTGTTTATGTAATGAAGGTTTGAATCCTACTGCTGCCATATCTTCGGCAAGTGAGTAAAGTTCTAAGTCAGTAGCAAACCCCACCTTATATAATTTGAAAAACTCTTGAACTATAGTTCTCTGTTGTGGGTGATCTTGTAAGGTTAATTCATTCTGTAATATCTCCTTTGAAGTTTCTACAAAATCAGGTGGCATAATATAACACCCATCAATCCAAACATGAGGTTCATCAAACAATGTATGTGACATACATCTAGGATAGTATGATTTTATCCAATTAGGTTCTTCCCTCTCACACTTTATAAATTCCCAATCCCCCTTCTCCTCTATCTCACCATCATAATACATCACATATTTTACTTCTGGATCATAGTAATGATCATCAGATATCTTATCATAACCATTAGTTATGCAAGAATATATTATCACGTTACTATAGGTGCTTCCCTATTGAACCAACCTGTTGCAATATACTTATCAATATCACCTGTCAAGAATGCACCCCTATGCATGTGAGTATATGCTGCTGGCCAAAATACTATTGTACCTGCTGTTGGTTGAAATGAAAGTTTCTGATGTAGGAAATCAGTTGCACCACCATTCTCATATGGAATATCATTCAAGTATACCATCCATGTAAGAACTCTATCTCTGTAGAGAAAACTACTATTCTCACAATGCCATACATGATAACCTCCGCCAGGTGGTGTTTTTTGTACTTTATATGTCCATGATGATACAGGATCGCCTTCTAATATTCCCCTATAAGTTTTAGTATATAATGTAAAACAATCACCCAACCATTTTGATAAAGCTAATGCCATCGCTTGATCATGAGTCTCTAAAAACAATTGAGTATCATGCCTTCCAAGAGATCCTTTTGGAAATTGTCTGTCTCCATGCAAACCAGTATTGATACGACTTTCAATGGGTTTCCCATCCCTACCTTCTGCCAAGTTTGTAGTTACAATTGAATCATTTTCAATCCATTTCTTTTGATACCAAAATTCAAATGAAGAAATCACTGCTTTACATATATCAAGAGGCATAGCATCTTTGAAAACACCTATTCCCTCATGCTCCTCCATTACTAATGGTCGATCTTCTGGTGGTGTAGGTATATTATGATCAGGTTCAGCATTGGAACCTGCTTTAGGTGTTTTATCATCATCTGGAAGTACGACTTCAGGCATTTTTTTGTTCCTCTTTTGCTTGATTAAAATATACAGATGGTGGTATTCTACCACAATACTCATCTAATTGCATGACTTCATCAACTTTTACATCTGCACCATTCTCTCTCCAAAAATCTGAGAGAGCATTGTTACTTCCCTTATGAAAAATATCAATGTGCTCTTCATGAATAGCAGAACCCATATCTAATCTATAATTGAATAGAGGTGTAGAGTATGACTTACCACTATCAAGAATCAGGTCTTCGGAGACTGCTCTTGGTCTGATGTTTTGGTCGATTTTCCACTGCGATCCTCTCTGGTGAAGTTTGAGAAGTTTAGTTGCATGATGACGAGTAATAAGGTAGCAAGCAGCAGAAAAGTCATTGATAAATCTATGATGTAGTTTTAAAGTTATACCATTAGGATTTATAATTGTCAATTGTAAGCAATCAAAATTTATAGGCAGTCTCTTTCTTATTTCTTTGTATGTAAAACTCCAATGTTTTGCAGTATCTAAATCGACATCATCCTCCATGATGACTATCTCATCAAGATCAGTCTCCTCTACAAAATATTTGATGGCATTCAAGTGTGACATGACACAAGCACACTCTCCTGAGTTCATATTATCAGGGACAGTGCCTTTCAAATATTCTTCATACTCTATACCATCAACGGCTGAGATACGATGATGGTCAAGTAGTTCCCAATGTTTGAACTGTTCCTCCATGTAGGTTTTCCTATCAGGAAACCTATCAAGATTGATCCACAGAACTTTTGGAAACCCTGCTAATTTGTGGACAGATTTATTCTTATCCCGTAACTGGGATAGCTCTTCTTGCTTTTGCATAACCTACGTGATCATAATAAAGTTGGAGTTCTTCTTTTTTACAGGACTTTAGTTTTTCCCATAGTTTTCTATTATCCTCTATGTGAGGATTATTGAACCAAGAGTTTTTTGATCTCTGATGTTCAAGATGGAATATCCTCTCAGACATTCTAGCAACTTTTGATAACATACTAAACCTATAATGTCTTTCATCATCTTCATATCCATAGGCAACGAACCCTTCATTTTCACCACCTAATCTTTTATATTCTTCAGTATCAAAGAATTGTACAAAACCATACTTTGCATCATATGCTCTCCAGTTTTTGAATACTTCAAAACTAAATTCCTGATTCATAAAATTTGATACCTCTTCATCGCTCGCTGTAAGTTGAGCTTGATACGGACCAAATCCATATGGATAAACACACTTAGGATAAAAAGTTTCAGATTCTGGTGTCTCTTTATATCCATTCTTGAGAAGATTTATGGCATATGCATAAGAAGTTTTAGGTAATAAAATGTCGCAGTCATAGTTTGCTACGTATGGTGTCTTCACCATCCATAACATATCGTTGATGATCTTAGTTCTGTGGAAGGTGTACTCGTCTGACTGCTCAAAAATGTGGGTGAGTCCTTCCAACTGAAAATCTTTCAAGGCTTCCTCCAGTGCAGGTTGCACAGATTCCTTGAAGATTGATTCTTTATCTACTTCTTTTACTATTACATTTGTTTTGAAATTTCTGAGTAGGTATATCAATGTAGTTATTATGTTTCTCATTCTATCTCTCGATTCAATACGAAGAGGAATGATGAAAGTACAATCTGATATATCCCAGTGTTGATTTTTGAACTGTGGTTCCAACACGTTCACTCTTTCTGTCGATGCTACTAATTGAGCATCAATCTTATCCGTCATTAGATTACCTCCCAGTTACTACAGTACAAATCGGATGTGTCATGAGCAGAAGTGTATCCTGTTCCGAACCACTTCTTAGGTGCTATTATTCTCTTGTCTGGATTTTGTGATAACCAAGAACCCCACCAAGAGAATGAGGAGTTAGCGATTATGAAATCACTGCACATGGACATCATGCACAGGTCTGTAAGATTGTCACCACCTTCTGAGACAAGGAACCTGTCATCAGGGAACTCAGTACTACACCATTTAGGATCGTCAGAAAAAACAACCACTGTACGATTGTTATCAAACTTTGACAGTGCAGTATCATAATATTCTTTGGGGCAAGGTGGGTGATTGTCACAGTTTTGGATGTAATCCCCTCTCCTCACATGTAGTGCGATAGGAGCATCCAATGTATCCATCATTTCCTTACAGGGTATATAGATGGAATTTTTGAACTCAAAATCTTCTCTTATACTCTCTTCAATATGGTCAAAGTATTTTGTACTTTGTAGGTATGCATAGACATTATGTCCATCAGGCATATTATTGAAAAGGTTCTCATCAAAATGAAAGTGTGCCTCCTGTACGTAAGTACCAGGACACACACCTATAGTTGTTAGATTTTTTAGTTTGAATGCTTCAAATAATTGATGATCGTTCCATTCATCTTTGAAGTCACTCTCTGGTATCATAAAATCAAAACCACGATGAGCAGCGATACCACGTAACCCTGCATACTGGAACATCTGGTTGCCCAGTCTTCCATGTCTTCCTAAGTGATTGAATCCTATAGTCATAATGAATGTTTTACTTTCAAGTATTCAATTTCCTCTGGTAAGAGGTGATCGTAAGTCCTTTGAGTTTGAGTTTGATGTTCTCTGTTAGATATATGTATATCCTTTAGAACAACTGGTTCTCCGTGATATTTATAGAGTCTGTAATACATGTCACAGTCCATAAGCATTGTCAATTCCTCATCAAAATATTCATCAATACCAGTCTTCAATGCAAGGATAGAAGGAGAACTAAGAGTATTGATTCCCTCCAATAATCTGTCATTGTAGACAGGAATTTTTGGATTGTAATGCTGTTGTCCATCAGTATATGTGTGAGCAAATCCAGTGACTGCCCATGATACATCTGAAGTGAATGCTTTATCTAATTCTGATACGAGATTTTTTGTTAGTATAAAATCATCAGAGAATAAAACCTTTAGGATGTCCCCGTCAGCACACCGTAATGCATGATTAGTATTAGCAGAAATGTTGCCCAACTTATTTGGATTCTTAACAAAATTGATCTCGAAAACATCAGCATACTCCTGACACGCTTTTAGTATTTTATCAGAGTTACTGTGATCTGATATCCATACATTAAAATCTTTACATGTTTGATTAGCAAGAGCAAAGAATATGTCAAACAAATATTGTTGACACTTTGCATTACCATCATGAGTGGGAATACAGAAACTTACTCTAGGCATTCACAGACTCAATAATTTTTCTAGTCAATCTAGGAACAACATCATTATCACTATGAAACTTCTTAGCAATTTCATAGTTCTCTTCAATAGCATCCTTTCTCCAATCATAGGCATCTGCATCCAACTTCCTAATGATTAGTTCTAACTCTTCGATATCATGAAAGGTTATGATACCATCCATATTGAACCATTTACTTATGTTAGGACAACCATAGTATATTGGTACAGTCTTAGAGGCAAAACAATCAATAAGCTTTTCAGTAAAATAATTCTTTTGTCTAGAATTCTCTACTGAAATATGAAACTTTGATGACTCAAAGAAATCATTTCTTCTATGATGAAAAGGTGGTGATTGATGTGCATAATATTGAAGACCATTTGATACATCAACTGTATTCAACATCTTCATAATATCTAAACGTAACTGATGTCCACCACTCTGGCTCTTACTACTGGTGACAAAAGAAACATTGTTTGTCTTATTGATGTTTAAATTATCAAAGTCTAACCAACTAGAACCCCACTCAAATAATTCTGCAGTAGGATACTTGTCTAATATAGACTGTGTAAATGTATAAATCTTGTCATACTTATATGCATTCTTCAATGCACCCTCACTAACAGTGGGTAATATTGCTAACGGTTCTGCAAGAAATAGTATCTTATAATCTGCCTGTTCATTACATGCAAGATTGTCTATCGAAATACTAACTTGTTTCTCAAACTCTAATCCTCCGTCAACCCATGGATTCCACCATAGGGGATAAAAATGTGCAGGTTTCATCTTATGTTTTGGAAATGATAATGAAAACCAAAGGTCTCAATACCTTTGTGTTCTGGACATTCTACTTCTTTACTGAAGCGAGCCGCCACCTCGACGGGAGCATACACACATCCCTGTCCCTCGAAGATGTGCCTGTTGTGGCAGCATATGTTCCCGTCTTCATTATATAGTCCAGCATTCTGGTGCTTATAAAATGTACCTTCGTTTACTTCCCAAGGGACGGTGACTTTACTGGGGACTTCGAGTAGACGCTTGGAGCGTAAGGAAAATCCCCCATTCCCAACTCTCTGGTTTCTACCCCACGGGTCGAGGTAGGCATTTGGGTCATCCCTCCACGGTGCACCAATATAGTCGTAATTAAGAAACTTATTATCCCATAACTGAGGACGAATAACGTAGCCGTCTGGATGTATGAGAAGGCAGTGCGAGGTCCTGACGTGATTAGTAAGATTGTAAATACAATAAAAATTAAAGTCATTAATGCTTTGTATAGGATAAGTTTCTTCATATTCTACCTGATCACATAGTCCATCAGGTTTCTTACTTCCCAGAAACTTTGCCCGACCCCATTCTATTGACTCACATGATTTATTTATTGCATAGACCGCATCTTCGAGGTCTAAATCTGCCAGCATTAGCAGCGTAACATCAGGTATTTTTAGCACGGATAACCGACCTATTGAATATACTGTATAAGTCTAGCAGGTTTACATCTAAATTTCTAGCCCGAATAAAGAGATGGTCATTCTCTGCTAACAAAGTTTTATTCACATCTGCATAATCGTCAACCCATAGTATAGGAAAATCTTTATAGCACTCCTGTAGGTATTGATTCTTCTTCATAATAGGAACTCTCTTCAAACATAAGACCTCCCAGTTTCTATGACAGTCTACCGCATTACCCTCTGGGCATATCATAAACTTATGCTCAGTTATCATCTTATAATACGTTGCATAATCAACATGTGGACTTACAGTAGCAAAAGTTTTATCTGCAAACATTTCCCTGATGTTACCACGTTCACTAATGTTAGTGCTCTCTGAGTGATTGATGTACAATAACTTTTTCGGCTTACTGTTTATCTTCATAAAGATTTTTAGCAAATCTTTTCTATTGTCACCACCATGAAGTTTTCTCTGCACACCATATGGAAGTGGGTGCACCTTCTTACCATAACCAATAGCATTTGCTGCAAATATTCCTAAAACATTATCTGGCACATCTATGTCATCATGTATCGGGGTGTCTTCATTACTACAAAAGACTATAAACTTTGTATCAGATAAACTATTACATAATTTCATGAGGTCTTCTGCTGCCATCAACCCATCAACGTGTCTTTGGTCTGCATCATTATTGCAAGTTATCTTACGTTGGTATAGTCTTATGTTATCAATAAACAAAGTCATATAATCTCTACTCTCAGCCATGTTGAGAAACTCAGCATTGCTATCGTTCGCTCTCTTCATGAAAGCACCAGGTACGTTACCTATACACCCTGCTTGATCTCCAAAGTCATAGTCACATAGGTTAGCGACTGAAGGTCCGTCAAGTACGTTCATAATTAATGTTCAAAGTCATTCTTATATTTTTTGATGGTGGAGAACTTGAATGAAATTTACTCCCGTCAAAGATGACCATCTTACCCCTCTCTGGGGTTTCTCTATGTATCACATTTCCTTTATCATCAAAAAAGAAAGTGTCTCCATCTGCATCATTAATATAATAAAGAACAACATCATGAGGTTTATCATTATCAACATGCATATTATGATGCTTACCAAACTTCTCTAAATTTGGAAAATGAAATGTTATATGTGATCTAATCATTGTCTTATTTTTCCTATGAGCAAATTCAGTTACGAAATCAATCGGAAAAAATTTATAATGGTCACTCTTAGACTCACCTTGAGATAAAGTATGAGAAAAGTATGGATTCATATCTAGATTTTCTCTCTCTACTATGTCAAGAGGGAGAGCACAATCTTTGAAAAAGTACCAAGGAACTTTATAAGACTCTTCCTCAATAATATTTGCTACCTTATTAGGTAACTTACGCCTTGTAATCCAAGATGAATTGTCTTTGTTCATCTGTGTTCCTCCATTCACCTGGTTTCATATAGTTATCCAAATGCATACAATGAACTTCAACCTCTTTACCAACTAACATATGCCAATTCAAATGCTCTGATATGGATACATTAGAACAATAGAATCTCTCTATCCTTTGACTGCATAGTGCTGCTGCAACAGCAAAGGTTCCTACACCAGAGCTAGCAATATTTCTTGCACCCATAAGTGTAGCAAAATCTTCTTCAACACTTAGCGACTGAACAGTGACCTTACTATGTTTCTTAAGTTCTTCAACCACTGGATTATATTCGTCAGGTTCCGTGACGACCAACGCCTTATCGAAGGAACCCAATAGTTGCCGATAAAAATCAAGAGGATTAGGGACATATTGATCAGGGTTATCCACCCCTTTGTCAAATACATCTCCACTCCTAATATGAATAACAATAGTATCATCAGGTATACTGATTCTCGGTACTCGTAGATGAGGGAAAATAAATTTCTTACAGACTTTATGGATAGACTGTGTGATAAACTCTGAAGAAAGGTTGACTTCACGGTAAGGTCCTTCCCAGTAGAAGAACTTGGATACTTGTTCTTCACTGCTAGATCCAAACGTTGTTTCGTATTTTTCGATAATGTCATGATCAAGTTGCTGTTTGAATGTTCCACCAATTTCTTGTGCTACCAAAATAGCTATAGCACATTGCTGTATATTATTACCCAACCTCCCATACCAATGAGAAATTCTGATCATATAAAAATATCTCTTGCCTCTTGATCCTCACAGACAAAGGGATCATAAACACTTTCTTTTACAACATTTGGATCCACCCACCAATCCTCATATGGATTCATACCATTACATACATTCTTACATACCAACACATATCCTTTATCAGACAAAAATTCTCTTGACTCATCCATAATTACATCACCATTCTTATACCTGTCATGTTCAAATGTAATTACTGATGCTCTAAAATCACCAAAGGGAAATTGTTTGAGTGCAGAAAATGTAACTGATGGTGGTTCACAATCTATGGATAGATAATCTATTCTATTTTTCCAGTTCTCTTTCTCTATCGCTGTACGATAATCAAAGGTTGTAGCGTCTGCTTCATAACAAGTATTAGTTCTTGCCATGTCACCTCTGAATAATTCACACATCGTTCTGTCAATCTCAACAGAAAATCCTCTCCAATCAAATGCTGTCTCAAGTAAAAATGTATTACTCAAATACTGAGGATCATTTGATCCTACCTCCACATACTTTCCATTCTTCTTGCCCTTCAGCATAGACAATACAAATAGATCTTGGTATGCTTGAGAATAATTTTGAAATACTTTTGTGTATCCACTAAAAGGATGTTTTAGATAATCCTTTGCATAATCATAGGTTGTGTTCATTTGTTGCAGTTACCGTATGCAAGATATTTTGTGTTAGACATGTCTGCATCATTAACAATACCTTTTGCTATCTGAGACATGATCCAATTATAGGTCTTTCTTATTCCTTCTTCAAGTGTTTGTGAATAATCCCAACCAAGTTTTTCTCTAATCAAATCATTGTTAGAGTTACGCCCACGTACACCTAGAGGACCTTCAATATGATCCTTCTCAATTTTTTTATTTGCAACTTTAGCAGCAGTGTCTACTAATTGATTAATGGTAACCATCTCCTCGGAACCGATGTTGATGGGTTCTGAGAATTCTGAGTCCATGAGTCGTCTGGTTGCTTCAATACATTCGTCGATGTATAAGAAGGATCTCGTTTGTTCTCCGTCTCCCCAGACTTCGATGGTATCTTCAATCCCTGCGTACGCCACTTTTCTACAGATTGCTGCAGGTGCTTTTTCTCTTCCTCCAAACCACGTTCCTTCTGGTCCGAAGATGTTATGGTAACGAGCAATCCTAACAGGAATACCATGGTTACGATTGTAAGAGAGATATAACCTCTCACTAAAAAGTTTTTCCCATCCATATTCGGAATCAGGGTTAGCAGGGTACGCAGAATTTTCACGGCAATCAGGGTTGTTAGGGTCTAGTTGGTTGTGTTCTGGATACATGCATGCAGAACTTGAATAAAATATTTTTGTTACTCTTCTATTTTTTACTGGTCTATGATTCCAATCAGAACCATATGATTCATTCAACTTACGTTGACACTCAAGAACATTCAAATTAATAGAGGCAGAGTTGTGCATGATATCTGCATCATTCTCTCCTGTAAATATAAAACCTGCACCACCCATATCAGCAGCAAACTGATAGATCTCATCAAAAGTTTCTATCAAATAATTTGGAACTGAGTTATAGAAGTTACCTTGCTCTCCTTTGTATTCAATAACACGTCTTACAAAATCAACATCACGTAAGTCTCCAGTGACGAATTCATCTGCTTTTGTGTCAGAGAAATCAGGATATTTCAAGTCAACTGCACGTACCCAATAACCATCTTTTTTGAGTCTGGTGACCATCGCATGTCCGATGAATCCACCACCACCTAATACGAGTGCTGTTTTCATTTGTGTTCCTTGATGTAATTTAATACTACCTCATCTATGTAGTCTAGCATAGGCATAGTAATAACGGGAGAAGTTCCTACAAAAAATACATTATCTAAAACTTCTGAAGCTCTGGGATAGTTTGATGCAGGTTCAATATCCCTATAAGCAGGGTGCATAAGAATATTACCAGCAAAATAGTTTCTTGTTTGAATTCCATGGTCTTCTAGATACTTTACAAGGTGGTGTTTACCGTCCTTATATATTATTGGAACCCCAAACCAAGAGGTCTCAGCATGTTCTTTCTCTTCAACAACCCTGCAACCAGGAATTTGACTGAAGATTTGAGTCATAGCAGTTTTATTCAAACGACGGACACAATGTATCTCTGTCTGCTTCTTCAATTGTATGAGACCAATAGACCCCTGCAGATCGGCAGGCTTGAGGTTATATCCTTGAACTCCGAAGACATACTTATGATCGACATCCTTATCATACCCTTCCAACCAACGATCAAAGCGTTGCCCACAGACACCGTTGGGCAATTTATTTTGGGCACCTACACAATAGCATCCACGACCCCACCAAGCAAACGATCTGGCGATCTGAACCACCTCCTCGATATTAGAGGAGACCATTCCCCCTTCAATCGTGCAGATATGATGTGCTGGATAGAAAGAACAAGACGCTGCGACGGCATTTTTAGTAAGAAACTCACCTCTCCACTTGCTACCGAGGGCATCACAGTTGTCAGCGATGTACTTCAATCCATTCGCATTGATAATCTCCATGAACTTGTCAAAGTCATAGGGATTTCCAAGAACAGGAGAAGAAAAAGCGGCCACAGTCCTGTCTGATATCTTCTCTTCTACCTGAGACAGATCCCAATTGAGATCGTCCATATTGATATCTACAAATACTGGTTTCAATCCATTCTGTATGATGGGATTGATAGTGGTAGGAAAACCACATGCACATACAATTATTTCATCTCCATCTTTCCAACCAAAATATTTTTTGAGTGCAGCAATCATTACAAGATTAGCAGACGATCCACTGTTCACCATGACAGAGTGATCAAACTCAAATTGCTTAGAGAATGCACGTTCAAACTTATTGACATTCTCACCTGCAGGTAACCACTTGCCTGTCAGAATAGCAGTGATTGCAGCAGTTGGTTCTTGGTCATCCCAATAAGGACCTGAATATAATATTTGATCACCAGGTTTCCATTTTGTGTTGGGTATATATGGAAATAATTTATACCCCTCTCCTTCAAGATTGAGTATGAAGTTTCCTACCTGATCTTCTACTGAATACATAAATCTTTAACTAAAAATTCATTAGTAATGTGTTGTGTAAATCCTAGCAATGTAAGTTTGCTAGTATCCATCCAGAAGTTCTGTGTCTGAACATTCTTATGGAACTCTGGTGGTTCCATGTTTAGTAGTTCACCTTTTGATCTAGTGAACGTTTTTGCTAAAGTCATAATCTCACTAACACTGGTAGGTTTACCAGAACCAATGTTATATGTGGTGTTATAAAGTCCAGCATCCACAACAAGTTTGATAGCACGACAGACATCATCTACATGCATTATATCACGACAGTGTGATCCGTTGTCATACATCTTGACATCTCTATCTGCTTTCAACTCATTGATCATCCACTGTATAGCATTCTTCTTACGATTTGCTTTCCTATCACCTGGTCCCATGACATTACATAGTCTTAGTATCCTATACTTCATGCCAGTGGTTTGGGCAAAAGACTTGATAAGATTCTCAGCACAAAGTTTTGTGATCGAATAGAATCCTTGGGGATCGCAGTGAGCGTCTTCTCTTGCTGGAAGAGTTCCTTTTCCGTAGACAAACCAACTGGAAAGGAAGTTGAAGGTAA